TTGTATCATATATAATTCTGACCCTCCCATCATTCAGGTCTTTTAAGTCAAGCCTGACAGGATCAATGTACTTGACACCATCACCGTTGTCAATACAATAAAATCCGTTTCTGTAATATAGTTTTATGTTTGCCATAAGTCTTTGAATACTTTAAATTTTCTGCACCTCTCTTTGTCTTCCTTCTTCTTTTTATCGGTTGTGACCATAGGTTTAATCCTGACAGTGTTTTCCCTCCTGTGCTTTCTGTGAAGTTTCAATATGTCTTCCTTATTAATTTTCACAGGTTTAAGAGTTGTCTTATTTGCTTTGCATAAGGTTTCACCCAGTTCCTATATTTTGGTGTTTCTTCTGCCCTTGCAATCAAGTCATTAAAATAACCCTCCCCAACATCAGTCTTGTCTAATAGGATTGTCCACTGATATAACTTAAGATTATTATTATCAAGTTTAGGTTTAATCCAGTCCCTTAACTCTGTTGTGTTGTCAAATATTCTCTCTGTTGTTGGTGTGTCCAACAGGTCTGACTTTAACCAATATTGTACTATAAATCTCATATCAATTCTTTGCTAAAATAAAGTGTTTGAGGCAACTCATTAAAAAACCTTATATATGTGTATGCAGAACCGTTATTCCAAGTGTATTTAAGTGTATCATTTATAAACAGCTGCCAATTAGTGCCTGAGTGCCTAATATTTGCAATATCTCCTGCAGTATATGCTGCTGTGACATACCTGTTTATAGTACCATCTTTAGCATATACACTATTTGCAGATTCAAGTGCAGCCCTATTTAAGTGTGTCCTATTGGCTGCATAACTTGTACTATTTGATAAACCTATTGAGTGCCTTTTACTGCCTTTTGTGGTAATATATCCAATATATTGATTCATTAAATCTGACCAAGTTAAATTATTTGAATATGCCTGACCCCAAACAACAGAACTGATTGCAAGTGTCTCATTTAATGTCACCAGTCCCTGAATATTAACCCAACCATAATCAATCAATGCACTTGAAATTATAATAATACCTGCATCAGGTGTCAAGTCAGCACAGGCAGCCTGAATTGAGAATGTGTCAGCACCATTTATGACAATATCATCAAAGGTTGCAACTCCATTAATAAGGGGCTTTGTGAGAGTGCCTCCGAGAGTTCCTGTTCCTGTCAATATAGACATTGTCACATCACCCTCATATGTCTCAATCACTCCTCCTGTTGGGTTCTGTGCCTCAACAGTGAAGGGTGTCAGGACTTCTCCATCAATAGAGGTTGACGGGAATCCAATCATTGTGACTCTGTCAGCAATTGCAAGAGGCAATCCCTGATTATTGGACACAACATTAAATCCTGTGATTGATTTGGACAGATTAAACCCCTTTGAACTATGTCCAATGTTGAAACCTGATGGTGTCTTAATTATTCCCATTATTGCACTATGTATTGACCCTTTGAAATAAGAACCCTGTCAGTGACATCTGTCTCAAGTCCCTCAAGTTGAAAATAGTACACACCCCTTGAGAGTGTATTAATGTCTGATGTTAAGACAAGTGTGAACTTCCCTGCTGCAAACAATAGTGAACTGTCAGCAGTATCAAAGATTAACACAGGGGTTGTCAGGTTCCAGTGCTTTTTGTAGACCTTCAGTGTTCCTGATGCATACACAGATAAGTCAACAGGATCACCATTCTCATCAGTGACAGTGAATTCAGCATTATCAGCAGACAGAGCATCACCGTTCTGTGTGATTATGTCTAATTTATAATATCTTGTTGTGTTGCCTGTACTCATTTTTTCTCTCTTTTTTGGATTATAACATCTTTAAATTGTGGTGCAATCTTCTCAAGACTCCTTCCAATGACATACCCTCCAATCCCTAATTCCAGAAGAGTCCAGATTCTTGCAGGGAGAGTCACAGCAAACAGCCCAAAACAGTCAAGTAATATCAAGACCAGAAATGTCAACATTGTGATAGGTCTCCAATTCCTTTGCAACCAACTCTCCCCTTTTGACTCTGTGTTTATTGCACTTGCCTTTACTTCAAGAATCTGTGTCTCATAATCAAGGACTTTTTCTTGAATTTGAAATTCAGCATTTGCAAGTTCATTGATTAACTTCATTTTCTCTTCCTGAGAAGTGTGCAGATTGTCAACCAACTCTGCTGCTGGTTTGAATATGCTTTTTATTGCTCCAAATATTGTTCCTATTGCTGACATAATATCTTATTTTGATCTTCCATAATTATCAAATCCTGTGAGTGCAACTGAGTGAGGAACCCTGTCAAGGAAAACCCTCCTGTTGTGACTTGCACATGTAAAACATACAAGAACGTCATCTCTCTTTTCATACTCTCTTCCAAGTTCAATTGTGTCTCCACACTTAGGACATTTATACTTATATATTGGCATTATTCTTTATTTAGATTGTACTCTGTTAAAAATTCACTTACATCAAAGTTGGGGCATGTCTTTTTGCTGAAGTCATAGTGTCCGAACACAGGAAGGTCTTCACCGTACTTTCCCCAAAGTTTGATGATCAACATGTGTAAAGACTTAAACTGCTCATCAGTGAATGAGTACCTTCCAGACAGACAGATTCCAATTGATTTTTTATTTTGTCCATAACAATGAGCAGCAACCATTGAGTGATGTCTCCCCTCTTGTATAGTGCCGTCATTCTTGATAAAATAATGGTAACCAACATCAGAGAAACCTCTCTCAAGATGCCAAACACGTATGACATCAATGTTGTCATGTTCAGAGATGTCCGAGTCACTACAATGAATAACAATGAAGTTTGTTGTTTCTCTTTTCATTTTTCATGCATCTTATATGAAACATAATTAAACTGAATAAGTAATTTATTGACATTGCCATCTGGACGAACAACTGAACTATTTCAATCATTTTATTTTGCCTTTGATTTCCTGATAATTTTGACACAGTTTGTGAATCTGCATTTCCTCAGATATAACCTTCATAAATTCCTTAATTTCAGTCAAGCCCTCCTTTAGTGCTTTGACATCTTCCTTTATTATAATAACATCCTTCTCCAGCCTTGTCAGTTCATACTGCCTGTCATCAAGTTCCTCATTGACCTTTCTGACATCCTTCTCAAGGTTTCCAATTTTCTCCTCTCCTCTTGTGACCTTATTAGCAAGTTTACTGAGATATGAGATCACTGGAACAGCAATGCTCACAAGGAGTCCAAATGCAACCAATAATAAGTGCCACATCTGGAGGGTCACTGCTGCCCCTAACATCTCTTTTCAAGTTTTACAGGTTTACCGTCCACAATCTTGAATAGCTGTGGTCTTAAATTAAATAGTATCTCTTGGGTGTCCTTATTTATTGCCTCAAGATCAGAGTGAATCTGTTTTAGATCACCCTTGATCTCACTCAGTCCCTCTGATATTCCCTTCATTTCTTTCTCTACTCTACACATATTTATATGATTTTATTATTATATTCTGCCCTTCCTTCAATTATTGGATGTGTCCTTCCAAAGAATATTGGCTTGCTGTCCTTGTTAATATCAAATATCACTGATACAAAACCCTGCATCCAATCAGGAGTCTTTGCTGTTGGGAAGTATTCAACATTGTTCCCAGACCTCAAGTGACCTGATTCAAACCAGCAATGGGGATGACCAGCATTGTTGATATAAGTTGAGTTGAGTCTGTGAGTGTGACCTGAAGACCCTGAATTCATTCTCTCAAGGATATTCTTCTCTGCTGCTTTCTTTGCAAGAGAGAGACCATGAATGACATCAAATGTTCCAAAGTAACTCCTTACAGGTTCAGGGTCAAAGTCAAATCCAATCTCCTTTGCACCAACCATCTCATCAAAGTTTCTTGTTCCATAATGATCCCATAAGTTCACCAACCTTTCCAACTGACTTTGAGATATTGCAAAGGGGTTGAATGCCCTCTCATCATGATTGCCTAATCTCAAGATTATTTTCTTTTTGGTTGCCTCTCTCAATGGTTTAAGGAAGTTCTCCTTGACAAGTTCAATCTCCTGCCTCTCTGAATAATCCTTCATCACACCTGATCTTATCAACCTCTGTGAGTGTCTTGACAACAACGGGAAGTCATATGTGTCACCATTAATAACAACCTCATCAAAGTTCCCTGCCTTGACAACTCTTATAAATGCATTCACTGCATCCTTGTCCATGTAGATACCATGAACATCACTGCATATAATTATTTTCATTCTGTTCCCTTTTGGTTAAACTTCTCTTATCTTGAGAGGTCTTGCATCTTTGCCCTTTAATTGCTCCTTCAACACATTATAATATATAGTCATAGCATCAGAAGACTCAATCCAGAAGACCCAACTTGTGTTGACCTTCTTAAACAATTGGTATATTGGAACTCTCATTGTCTTATGTTTTTAGTTGTTTAGTGAGTCAGTCAAGGTGAGGTGACTGTCTTGATAAGAGTATCACAGAATGTCTCACCCTGACTCTCACTGTCTCTTTGTTATATAGACGACGGTGAACATTGAATGATTGGAAAGGGAGGGGGGATCAAATGATAATGGAGGAGTGCCTACATACCACAGCCCCAGAGGGACTTATACTCCAGACAGTTTTCCATGAGGGGTCTTGATTCTTGATTCTCGAATTGCAAATCACGAATCCATTATTATATGCAACCACATATGATATATGTCAATACACTACTATTATATGTAAATGCATACTTGTCACTTTTCTCCTATAACAAAGAAACCCCGTGCATTGCACAGGGTCTCTCACATGAAACTAAACTAAAAAACGTAAAACGAAAAACAGAACTTTATGTCCAACCAGATAACAAATGTATAATTCTTCACTTCATTTATATAGACGACGTTGAGACTTTAATGACTAAACAAATCATAAAGACAATCATTGTCACACTGTTTAAACCAATATGCATTAAACTCATGTGTTTCATAATCAACAATAATAATACCTGAAATTCTTGATTGATTAAATTGACCATCAAAAATCCATCTATTGTCAGGACTTCTGAATTCAATGTTGTTTCCTTTTGCAATCACAGTGAAGAGACTTGATCTGTTGTCATAGGTGACAACAATATCATAAATATCCTCTGAACCTGTTGCATGAACATCAAACTCAAGCCTGATTGATTGTTCTTGAGAATTAATGACATCAACCTTATAAACACCCTCCTTCATTATATATGTGTGAGGTTCTTCAATCTCTTTCTCACATGATGTCAATGCTATAAATCCAAGCAATGCAATCAGCATCACTCCAATAATCTTAACTATTTTTAATGCTTTCATAATACTTTGTGTTTTTTGTTCACTTATAAAGACGACATTCACATCTTAATTCAATATTTAGGGAAGGAGGGAACATCAAGTTCCCTAAAATACCCTATTTAGGGAAGGTAAAAAGCACACCAAGTTCCCTACTTTTTTGTATTATATCAAGAGAGAACACCCATATATAGGGGTTTATTTTGTACTTTACAAGTTTAGGGAAGGAAGGGAAGCAAAATTCTTCCTATTATATATATATTTCGATGGTAAGTAAGTAAAGTATAAAAAATTATATCATATAGAAGATTTTACGTTCCCTATGTTCCCCAAAGTGCTTATACTTACAGGAATCAATGTTTTCACCTCAATTTTAGGGAAGGAGGAGGGAAGGAGAACCCTATTTTAGGGAAGGAGAACCCTGTTTTAGGGAAGGAGAAAAGATGCAACACCGTTGCAAGTGTCCGAAAGTGGGACTCAACTGTCTCAAAAATGGACACCACTTTGCACCCTGTTATATATAAATGTTCCAAATTTGCCGTTTTGTGTACATTTGGAATTCTGGCATGGTGTTTGCTGTATATATGGCATGAACGAAACAAACAAGAAAATGAAAAACAGAAATTACACAATCAAGAGAGTCTATACAGGAGCATATGACTTTACATTAAAGGATGGGAGGAAGTTTAATGCAGAGAATTGCAGGACTTGTGGTATATCAAGAGTCAATGAGTGGATTTTGAGAGAAGGTCATATTATGGACTGTGAGACAGGTGACACATACTGTGGTCACTATGACACACTTGAGGAGATTAAAGAAACACTTTGTAACCTTTAGTGGTTACCTTTCGTATATAAAGAGTATATATAATAAACAAACAAGAAAATGAAAAACGGACAGCAACATATTATTGGATTTGGAGGACAGTTCTGGACTCATTGGACTTCATACACTTGGGAAGAATACAGAGCAGATGGGACATCCTTTCAGAGGACAAGTCACACATATTTAAGGAACCTTTCTCACACACTTGAGGAGGCAGAAGAGGAAATGAAAAGGAGGGGAATTACTGATTATATTATTGATGAGGATTTAAGGGGAGAAAAGTGGACAACTCCAGATTATGAGAGAGAGCAGATTGCACCTCATTTATTTTCAATTGGAGAACTGACAAATCAACCAATAATGGAGTCAGACAACTTGAAGTATTTATTTGGTGCATATTTCAATGACAGTAATGCAAGAAGGAGAGTGTATGCAAGGAGGAGATTGATTAAACTTGGAGAACTGATCAAGCACCCTCACACTGATGATAATATCAAAAGGACATATATGTCAACAAAGAGATATAATGCAATTATTGAAAGGGCTGGCAGAAAGCATGGATATTTTTATGAAGATGGTGAAAGAATAGAAATCAAACTCAAGGAGGTTGGATCATTCCACTTTGAAACTGTTTACGGTTTCATGTATATAGTGACATACCTTGATGAGACTGACAGAGTATTTAAATATAAGGGGAGCAATCCTCCTGACATAAGTCTTGATGAGTTTGTTTTGATCAAAGGAACCGTCAAGCATTCAGAATATAAAGGTAAGCAGGACACAATGTTACAAAGAATCAAAACACTATAAATAATTGGCATGATTATTGCTGTATATATTGAAAACACTTTAAATAATAAGATATGAAAACAAAAAAGAACGGACAAAGGGCATTCAACAGTCACGACTATGACAAGTATGACTTTCCTGCAAGACAAGCACTCTGGAGTTATATCAGTGGTCTTGGTGACAACTGGACTCTATTATCAATGGAGGAGGAGTTCTGTGAACCTGACCTGAAGGTCACATGTGGCAATATGCCAATTAATTTTGAAATAGAGGTAAGGAGATGTTTTGACACTTACAAAAAACAGTTATATCATAGTGATCAAGATGCAACCATCACCATCCCTCACAGGAAGTTCCTGAACGGGACACTGAGAAAGACTGACTATTATATTGTAATGAATGAGTCATTTTCTGAGGCTATTATCATACCAAAGAGAGTCTTCAGGAATTATACATTCAATTTAACAGAGTCGGACTTTGGAGGAAGACTAAAGAAACCAGAACAATTCATGAACATTCCAATGTCTGAGTTGTCATATATTGATAATCATATAAAGTTAAAGTAATGAAAAGAACAAAGAAACAAGCAGAAGAGTTGAAGTCCAACTTTTATGAATACCTGAACACTGGAAGTGACAGGATATTCACAAACAAAATTTATCCAGACCTTGTCAGCATCTTCAATGATGCAACAATGTATAAATACAATCTAACACATGAAACCCTTGAAGACATCAGACAAGAGGCACTCATTAAGGTTGTGACAAAGGTCACTGTTGAGGCACTTGACAGGGTCAAGAATATTGACAACTATCTCTTCAGGATGTTTGACAATTACACAAAGGATTATATCAAGGTGTCAGGAAGATATAAAAAGCATGTCAACAGGGTTGTTGATGGCTATATCAAGACAGGCAAGGAGTGGAACTCTGGACTCAGTTACAATGAGAATGAATTCCCTCAGTCACCTCATATAATACAGGGAGCAAGCAACCATAAACCTCAGAAGGATGACTGATGGACTCTGGTGGATTAAGGCAGAGAGTAAAGAACTGGAGAGGTTCAGGAGGGCTGTTTATAATTCAAAGGCATGGAAGAATGCAAGAGCATATGTCCTTGCATCAAATCCATTTTGTGTCCACTGTGAAAGGGACAAGGGAATCTTGACAAGGGCTGTTGATGTTGACCACATTATCAATCTTGCAGAGATCAAGAAGACAGGAAACACAGCACTTGCATTTAGCATTGAGAACCTTCAGGGATTATGCAAGAGTTGTCACAGCAAAAAATCATATAATGAATCATTAAATAAAAACAACAATGAAAAGGAGAAAGATTAACAAGAACATTGCACCAGACACAGCAAAGAATATCATTATTGATGATCTGAAGGGAGTGTTTTCAATGGTGTGTATTGAGAAGGGACTTGTTCCCGTATTTGACTGCATCCCAAAGGGAACATGTGAGGAGACAATTATCTTTGCAACATGTCCAGAGTTTGTCGATGAGTTTAGCTGTCGTCTATACAGTAGAGAGGCAAAGTTGTCTCAATATCTGGTTTACATAGATGATAAACGTGAATTTTATAAAGACTTTCAAACCATATAAAATGAATACAGAATTTAAAGAGAAACTCAAGGAACTTGAGGAGGAACAGTCCAAGGGATATGTCCTCACAGTAATTTTAATCTATTATGTATTGATGGCAATAGTTTATGCCGTAATATTTTGCACAGTCACAGCAGGTCTGATGCTTGTATTTAACAGTGTCATTGCTGTCATCTTTGCACTTCCGTTTATAACATTTGTTCAATCTGCTTATGTTGTCGGATTTGTTGCCCTTATTAAATATTTTAAAAACTTAATTTAACAACGTCTTATGGAACTTTGGTTTGTATTATTAATTGCAGTGTCTCTCGGTTTATTAGTAGTGTCAATTGTGACAATACCATTTATTAATGATGAAAATGATGAACTTAGAAGAGAGAAAGAGAGGATCATCAGAATAATTGATGAGGAACTCGAAAAAAGGAGAATTAGCTTTCATGATGACTTCAGGGGTATTATTGAAAACAAGAAACCAAATGAAGTCAAAGCAAGAGTAAAACCTGTATGTAAGTGGTGTGGAGAACCTGCAACACATATGGAATACAGAACTTCAGGCAATGTTGTGAGCAGGAACCCTGAATGTGATGAATGCTCGGCACTCAACACAACATATCTGAGGATCAAACATGACAAGTAAAACACAGGGAGGAGAATTGAAACACCTCCTCCCATTAAACAGATAACAATGAAAGAAATATCATTATTTGACAATATAAAGAAGACCACACACCCAACAAAATTAACAGTTGACACGTTTATCAAGTATGTCAAGGAAGGAAAGTGGAGAGATGAGGTTGAGTCTGTTAGGGAGAAACTAAAGACAGCAACAAACAAGGATGAGAGAGGGAGAGCAAAGTCATCCCTTCCTAATGCAACAATGTCAGGTTACTTTGAGAAGAGGGGTGCAAAGAATCTTGTCAAGCACTCTGGATATATATTAATTGACATTGATGACATACAAGACAGCATTGACTCTGTGTTCAAACAGCTTAAAAAAGACCCTTACTCTTATGCAATATTCAAGAGTGTCTCTGGAAATGGACTTGGAGTTGTGGTCAAGATTGACCCTGACAAACATGAGGAGGCATTCAAAGCACTTGAGGCATATTACTCATTCAGGTATTATATTGAAGTTGACACAGCATGCAAAGACGTGTCAAGGACAAGATATGTCTCATATGACCCTGACACATATATTAACAAGAAAGCAGAGGAGTTCAGACAATATATTCCAGACAAGGAGGAAACCAAATCATTTGACAAGGTTGACAATGCCTCACTTTCAGGAGAGGTTCAGAGGGCTGTTGACTATGTACTTGAGAAGGATATTGATATCACTGACAATTATACTAAGTGGCTGACAGTTGCACTGTCACTGTCCTCAAGTCTCGGTGAAGATGGGAGAGAGTTCTTCCATCAGTTCTCCTCACTTAACTCTGAGTATGATGAGAAGGTTGCTGATCTAAAATATGACAATTGCTTGCAGACAGGAAATGGTTCTGTGACAATTGGTTCTCTCTTTCACCTCCTCAGTGAGGTTGGGTTCCAAGTTGATCCCTCAATAAACGGGAAGGGGAACGGAATCAAGAAGGTGATTGACTATCTCAACCAGACATATGATATAAGATACAATGAAATAAGCAATGTAATTGAGTGCAGATTGAAGGAGACAGATGATTCATATGAACCAATTAATATTGATGATATATATGTCAAACTCAAGCTAAAAAACTATAAAGTCACACTCATTGACCTCAAATCTGTTGTCAGAAGTGAAGAGGTCATCCAAAAATACAATCCAGTTAGGGAATATTTTGAGGGTCTTGATTGGAATGATGGCAACAACATCGAAGAACTTGCAGCACACTTCAAGACAGATGACAATGAAAGATTCCTGACACAGTTAAGAAAGATGCTTGTCAGATCAATTGCATGTGCATTAGAACCAGACACATTCAATAAACATTGCTTAGTCCTCCACTCAACAGGTCAGAATGTTGGGAAAACTTCATTCTGGAGGTGGCTGTGTCCAGCAGAGTTCAGGCAGAGATATTATTTTGAGGGTCACCTTGATCCTCAGTCCAAAGACTCAATTATGTACTTGGGTTCAAGTTTCTTTATTAATCTTGATGAACTTGCCTCAATTGGTAAGGCTGGAATCAATCACCTGAAAGCAATGTTGACTGCAAATGGAACAATGATAAGGTTACCCTTCCAGCCTCAGCCACAGTGGATTCAAAGAATTGCAACCTTTGTTGGTTCAACCAATGATGATGACTTCCTCATTGATATAAACAATGTGAGATGGGTTGTTATTAGGGTTGATGACATTGATTTTGACTACTCTGAATTAGATGTCAATCAAATTTGGGCAGAGGCATATGAAGAGTATAAATGTGGATTTGATTACACGTTGAGCAGGGAGGAGATTGAGCAGAATGAAACCATTGCAGATGAGTTTAAGTCCATAAGCACTGAACAAGAACTTATAATGAAGTACTTTGAAATATCGAGCAAGGAGGATGGTGGAGTGTTTGTCCAGAATGCAGACATTGCATCAATGCTCCAAGACCTTAACCCATCAATCAGGGTTAATATAAAATACATTGCAAGTGAGATGAAAAAAGCAAAGTTCTTTAAGTACAAGACCAAGGGAAAATGGGGATATTGGGTGAAGTTCACCGATGATTACAGGGAGGACTATGAAAACAGAATTGGTTCAAGGGCATTGCAATTTGAAAAGGAGGCAGGTGTCTCAGAAAATAAGTCAATAAAAATAAACTCACCATTTTAAAATACAAGGATATGAATACTATATTTAAGAAATATCCCAAGGAATTTTGGGATGATCCAGACATCAGACCGTTAATTGATAGGGAATATTATATCTATTGCAAGTATATTCTTGACATGTCCACATCATGCCACAAGGCAGAGGGTGCATCACATGGAATGAAGAAACTATCTATTGAAATAAGAAAACTCATCAAACAAAAACAGAAGGAAAATGAATAAGATACTATTGAACAAAAAGGCTGAACGTGTCCAGATCAGAGACACAAGATACTACACAGCAGACCATGACAAGTTCTTCCCATCGGTGACAACCGTCTTAAAGATGTGGAGTCCAGAACCACACCTCATTGAGTGGTTTAAGAATAATGGAAGAAACTCTGATATTCTTGTCAGGGAGGCTGGAGAGAGGGGAACAATTGTTCACAATGCAATTGAAGACCTCGTGAAGGGTGTTAAGTTGAATTATGAGGACATAAACAGACTTGACTGTTGGGAGATGATTGTTAAGTTCTCTCAGTTTATGGAGGCATATAAACCAACTGTTCAGGCAATTGAAGTCCAAATGGTTGACACTGGACTTGGTGTTGGTGGAACCCTTGACATGATATGCACAATTGACGGTGTTGTGTGGCTGATAGACTTTAAGACATCAAACTATTTGTCAGACGTTATGAACATACAACTTGCAGTCTACAAAGAGATGTGGCAGAATGCATCAGGGATGAAAGTTGATGAGACAGGAATCCTGCACCTCAATGCAAAGACGAGGGGTGTCGTCTATAAAAGTAGGAAGGTTGAAGGAAAGACAGTCAAAGAGGTTGACCGTTCAAAGATGCAGGGAAAGGGTTGGCAGGTTGTGCAACCAAAACTGTCACACACAGAACTCATGAAAGATTGGGATAACTTAAAATCTATTTATGACAGGAGACACCCAACACCTAAACCAGCAGACAGGGAGTTTCCAATGTATATTGAATTAAATAAAGACTCAATATTGAGTTAATTGTATAACGTAAATTTAAAGTATTATGGTAATTGTAGGAAGTATTAATTTGAGCAAGATCGACAAGAACAGATTGTTTGTATCTGAGAAAACTGGTGACAAGTTTCTTGACGTGGTTATTATTGAGACACCAAACTCAGAGTATAATGACTATATGATTGTTGAATCAATCTCCAAAGAGGAGAGAGATGCAGGAAAGAAGGGAACTGTTGTTGGAAATGCAAAGAATGCAAGCACTGAACCATTTTAATAATAGTCAGTGAGACTTTGAAGGGGTGGTTTTAGATCACCCCTTTATTTTTTTTTCATTTTTTTAGCCTTGGAATTAGGATTTGTCATTTATTATGACCATCTTAGTACCATGATAAACGATAAAAAAGACATGAAAAACACACAAAACACTGACAATCAGACACTTAGAGTTGGACAAAGGTTTCATTATACAGGTGATATGGCAAACCTTTCAACATTTGGAACAATTACAAAGGTAAGAGAGGACAAAGGATTTGGAATTTCTTATGATGTTATGTATGACGAACACAGATTTGAAGGTGACACACTCATTGGAGTTGTTGAACACAGGAGTTTCATTTGTGGTGGAGTTGGACAAAGATTCTTCACTCTGGAGGCATGGAAAGAAGTCCAAAGGAAAGCAAGAGAAAACTTTGCAAAGAAATTTGGCAACCTTTAATGGTTACCTTTCGTATATATAAAGTATAAACATTAAACAAACTAAAAAACAAGATTATGAAAACTATTAAATTGACAAACTCAGAAAGACACATGTTAGCAACACTTATTCCAATGCTCTATGCAGAGGCTGGATATTCAGACGTATCCTTCAATGAATTGTATGATGAATTACACAAAGATTATAAACTTAAAGGTGTTAATTATTGGAAGGGTGTTCTCGGTTCACTTTGTAACAAGGGAGTCCTTCACGTTATTGAAGGTCGAGACATGGGAATCACTGATGACATTATTTACCTTCATTCTGATTATTATGGACTGCACAAAAGCTGGAGAGAAGAGGTCGAGTGTGAAGAGGTTGAAGTCATTGCAGTTGGAAATGAACCAAGACCAGAAGATCAGCCAAAGAAAACAGCAATCCAAAAAATGAAGACAGGAACACTTGCAAAGAAAGCAAAGGAAATGCTTGACCAGTTTATTGATAATAAGGTCATTGAAGAGGACACAAATGAAACACTCAAAGCAATTGCAGATGATTTTATCTCTCTGGTTTCTGACTATATGTTTGTTGATAATCTTGAGGAGGATAACAACAGATTCAACTATAAAGACATGGATGAGAGAGTTGAGACTGAACACTTTTATGATGACGTATGTGACAGGCAGAGGATGAGAATGATTGAGAAGTTAAGCACATTAAGGAGAACATTCAGGAGATCAAAATAATGAGAAAGAATTCAAACTGGTGGCAGGATGCATTTGATGCATCCTTTCACCAACTCTCACCAGAGGAGCAGAAGAAAGGAAAAGAAGAACTTGAGTCAAAGAAGTACTCAGGACACACAGAGAACTTATATGTATTATCAAGAAGACTTAAAAAATTAGCAAATGAAGACTATTAAGAGAACACAGATTGGTGGTGACCATTACAAAGATATGAAGATACAACCATTAGAATTTATCCATGCAAACAATATCCCGTTCATTGAAGGTGCTGTTATTAAGTATGTATGCAGACACAGGGACAAGAACGGTGTTGAGGATATTCAGAAAGCAATTCACTTCCTTGAGATGCTGATTAACCTTGAGTATGTTGAAGACCTCTGTGACCTCTCAAGAACCTCTGAGGAGGCAGATGAACAGAGGGTCTGTGATGAGTATGGATTTATGAAGGGCAAGGATATTGGAGACTTTCACCCATAATGGAAAAGGATATGAAAAGACTGTTGATAATATTGGGAGTAATTTTATTAACCATTACTGCACTGAGTTTCTCAGGTTGCTCAGAGGAGATTCCAGAACCTGAACCAGAGAAGAAAGTTTATCACCCTTTAGAAAAACATCCCTAATGAGATACACAGTAACAGTCACAATCAAAGGTGACCCAATTCCAAAAGTCTTCTTTGATGCTGTTGACACATTCAAACATAAAAAGAAATTTTATATAACATTTGGACAGCAGGGAAAATATGAGTCATTTGAACTGCACATGATCCAAAAAATAACTGAAACATTTTAAACATAAGATTATGGAACACTATCAAGAAATTTATGAGTCATTGCATGAGAAAGGATATAATCTCAAGCACCTGACAGACAAGATCACAGTCAGCAAGGCAGAATTGATTGACCTGATTGATCATCATGTCCAAAAATTAAGAAATATTGAGTTAAAAAAGGAGACCATTGATGTCACAGCCTTAGGCTCTGACCGTTGGAAGAAATTCCTTTAAACCATAAGCAGTTCAAAGAGGGGAGTTCCAAAGGGTTGAGGCTCCCTTTTTTTTATACCCATCAAGAACCCATCAAGAACCCATCAAGACCCCTCATGGAAAACTGTCTGGAGTATAAGTCCCTCTGGGGCTGTGGTATGTAGGCACTCCTCCATTATCATTTGATCCCCCCTCCCTTTCCAATCATTCAATGTTCACCGTCGTCTATATAGATAAGGAACATGATAAAAATATGGACAGATACAAGAAGAAAATGAAAGAAATAAAGGACTTCCTAAAGAGTAAGGGAGTGCTTGAGGATGTTGATACAACCTTGATTGATGAACTTGTGTTCAATCTCAGGTTATCAGACACAGCAAAGAAGGAAGTCTTTCCAGATGGACAGGAGCCTGTCATCACTGTGAACATAAGAGAGATTGACAAGCAACCATACTATGTTGCAAACCCTGCAATAAAGATATATAATGAGGCACTCAAAACAATCCGTTCAATATCAATCTCACTTGGATTGACACCAGCAGATAGAAAGAAACTTGGACTGCAAGACAAGAAAGAGGAGGAGGATGCACTTGACAAAATTCTGAGTTAATCACATACACATGGTTGAGAGTATTAAGACAACACAAAGACTGTTCAGTCTTAATCAGTTATATAGTGGAGGACACTGGTCAAAGAGGCACAAACTTAAACAGCACTGGAACAGGATATTTCTGACATACATCCTTGCAGAGATGAAGGGATATAAGTATGACACATTTGAGATACATGTAAGATACAAGGGATATCTTGATGTTGACAATGTCTCAGCAGCAGTCAAAATGTTCATTGATGCTATGAAAGACTCAAAGAAGATCACTGATGATTCACCAACATACTTCAAAAAACTCACAATAAAATATGATAGTACATTAAAGAAGAATGAAACAATATTCACAATAAGAGATTATGACCCCTGATTTATATGCAGAAGAACAGTGGAATAAGGCAGAGGAGTTTATCAATGGTGTTGAATCAGGTGATATACTCTCCAATAAGTATGTCAAATTAGCTGTAAAGAGATACAAGAAAGACCTAAAGAGGGATGATCTAATATATGACAAGGAACTTGTGTTAAGAGTGTACAGATTCTTTTCACTGTTAAGAATTAACATTCAGAATGAGTATAAGCAATTTGAACTCCTCCACTTTCAGGCATTTATTATTGCAAACATTTATGGTTTTTATTGGAAGGAATCAGGTAAAAGACGTTTCAGGTATTCCTATATAGAAATGGCAAGGAAGGGAGGAAAGACAACCTTCTCTGCTGCCCTGTCATTATATCACTTCATTGCAGATGGTGAGATTGATGCACAGGTCTTATTCTTAGCCTCAACAAGAGAACAAGCATCCATTGCCCTCAGATATGTCAAGGCAATCACATCAAATTCACCAACACTTCAAAAAAGAATTGACATCCTCCAATATCAGTTAAGATTTGAATCTGCTGCAAAAGGGAGAAAGAGTGAATCCTTTCTCAAGCCACTCCCAAGTGTTGCAGACAGACTTGATGGATATTCAAATTCTTATGCCCTGATTGACGAGTATCATGCACACCCAAATGATGAAATTCTAAAGGTCATGAAAAGTGGAATGGGTGCAAGGAGAAACCCAATGATAAACATAATTACAACAGCAGGTTTTGACCTTGACAAACCTTGTTATTCTTACAGGGAAGGGGTGATCAACTTGCTCAGTGGAGAGGTTGAGGATGACTCATTATTTGGAATAATATTCACACTTGACAAGGACGACGACTACACAGACCCCTCCTGCTGGGTGAAAGCAAATCCAGCACTTGGACAAATACAGGACATTGATGACTTGATAATTGAGTTCAATCAAGCCAAAATCACACCATCATTATTGAACAATTTTCTCACAAAAAATCTTAATCTATGGATAAGTAATGAGAATACTTGGATTGAGGAGGAAGACCTTGAACGGGTTTATAATCCTGATTTGAAACTTGATGACTTTATTGGTGAGGATTGTTACATTGGTGTTGACTTGTCCTCAACAAGAGACCTGACATCCTTCACACTTCTATTTGAAAGGGACATGAAGTTCTTTGCTTTCCCTGTCTGCTATATGGCAAACCAACCATCAAAGAAGATCAGGAAGGGAGGAATTGATTTGTCAAGATGGATCAAGAAAGGACATATACATGAATGTCAGACCAAAACAATTGACTATGACCTTATGTTTAAGCACTTCGAGAGATGGTCTGAGATGTTTAATATTGTTCAGGTTGGATATGACCCCTATAATTCAGACATGTTTGTCCCAAGGGTTGAATCAATTGGTGTTGACTGCACAAAGATGCCTCAGACAGCACCTGCATTTAACTTCCCATTGAAGTTTCTTGAAAAGTTGATATATGATGATAATATTGAACTCACAAACCCTGTGACAAAGTGGAATTTCAGGAATGTTGTGTTGTACTTTGATGGAAATGAGAACATGAAAATAATGAAGAACAAATCAAAGGACTCTGTTGATATTCCTGTCTCAATGGGAATGGCTGTTGCTATGTGGTTAAAGATTAATTATGATCCTGAACGTGTTGCAATGGAATCATATATCAGGTCACAGCATAAAGAAGGTTCAACGTCGTCTATATAGTAAAGAACTTATCATAAATTTTAACAAATGGGATTGACAGACAGTTTATTCAACATTATTGTTGGCAGAACTGACAAGGTTTATTCACCTGCTCAAATTTCTGCTGCAATATCTCCAAACAAGTTTGACCCCAATCACCCTGAAGTTGTTGCAGTTGCAAACACTTGTGTAAAGATTCTTGCTGAAACAATGGGAAGAATACCTCTTGAGGTTTACAAGACAGTTGAGGGTGAGGGAAAACTAAAGGACAAAAAGTTTTATTTATATGACATATTGCATACACAACCTAATGGTTGGACTAATGCAAATATGTTTTTTCAAGCCCTTGAATATCACAGGAACTTCAGGGGCAATGCTTATGCATTTATACACAGGCACCAAGGGTCAGGGAGGGTCACAAGTCTTGAGGTTCTTGATTCAAGAAGGGTGTGTGGTTATGAGTTAAGGGATGGTGAATTATATTATCTTGTTTCAAAGGTTGACAACCCATCTGATTTTGATGCAATTAATGCAACAGAAATGCTGCACTTTAGAATGCAGACTGAAGATGGGATTTGGGGAATTCACCCAATGACATCACTGAAAACAAACATGAGTCTTGTTCATAAGGGGAGCCTCACAATGGACACATTTTATGAAAACAATGCATTCTCTCCCAAGGCACTCAAGTCAACTGTTGCAAGTGCAAACACTAAACACTTAGATGAGGCACTGAAGGACTTTGAGACCCTTTATGCAGGAGCAGCAAAGGCAGGGAAGGTCATCAAACTTCCCCCCAACACAGAGTTGCAAGACTTGGCAATTGACTTTCAGACTGCTCAAATAATTGAAGGGATGAAGTTGAACAGTCAGCAAATCTCTGCTCATTATGGAGTACCTGTTTTCATGTCTTCTGGAGACTACACACAGAGCAAATTCAACTCAATTGAGGCAATGCAAATTGGATTTAAGGTTCACACCATTGCACCAATTGCAAGAATGTATAAGTCTGAACTTGAAATGAAGTTATTGACAGACAAAGACAAGGCACTTGGAAGGGAGATTGAGTTCAACCTCAATAGTCTTGTTGAACCTGACACAAAGACAAAGACTGAGTATTTTAAAAATATGATTTATACTGGTGTTATGACACCCCAATTGGCTGCAATCCTTGAGGGACTTCCAGCAAGTGAGGTTCAGGACATTCATCTAATACAGAGCAATATGATGGGACTTGAACAGTACAGAACAAAGGGAGCATCAGAGGCAAAACAGCAAACAAACAAACAAAACAATGGCAATAAAGAGAATTAAGGTTATAAGGATATTTTCAGGAGACAGCACCTTGTTATATACTGTCACACCATATACACCAGAGGTCAGGCTTGAGCAAATTATCTCAGAGTCAACATACTTGAGAAAGTCAAAACTTCACCATCAGATCAATGATTTGGTTGAGGCTGGCAAGAGTCCAGAATCTGAGATCATAGGTGAGTGTCTTTCAAGGGATGAGGTCAAACTCATTATAAATCAACACAGGTCTGCAAAGGTTCCAAAATCTGGAACTGAAAAGAAGACTATAAAAAGAAGGAGAACAACCAAAAAGACAAAGAAAGATGAATAAAGAATTAAGATTTCAGAACACAGATAATAAGGAACTCTCAATGAGGGCAACCAAGTCTGAGGATGGGAAGAGATATCTTGAGGGATATGCAATCCTGTTCAACACAAGAAGTAAATTGATTTTTGAGGATGGTGAAATATTTACAGAGGTTATTGAAAGGGGTGCATTGGATGCATTGTTTGCAAGGAAAGATGAACTTGATGTCCTTTATACATTCCAGCATAATATGTCAGAACCAATGGCAAGGTATAATCCACTGAAGGGAGCATATTCACTCACATTTGAGCCTGATGATATTGGGTTGAGATTCAAGGCTGAAATTCCGAATACAACACTCGGAAATGACACATATGAACTTGTGAGGTCTGGTGTATTATATGAGACATCATTTATATTTACAGTTGACAAAAAGGGTCAGAGATGGGAGAGAACTGATGAGGGACTGTTGAGGCACATCACATCAATCACAGGTCTCTATGATTTAAGCACAGTTGTCAGGGCTGCCTACGATGGAACAAGCACTCAGATTGCAAGGGGTGACTTCTCAGAGATGATCCCAAAGGATGATAAACTTATACAGGAGGAGAAAGAACGTGCAGCAGAGGCACAAAGGAATGAGTCTGCAAGGCAATTTAAGAACAAAGTCAAGACAAGATTGCACCAGCTTAAAAAATAAGAAGGTGCAACGTCGTCTATATAAGTGAATGACAGAATAAGTCAATATACAAAACAAAACATTCAGTAAAAATGAACAAAAAAATAGTTGAATTAAAGGAAAAGAGGACATCATTGATTGAAGAGATGACCTCCTTATCAGATAACAAAGAGTTATCACCTGAAGATTCTCAGAAGAGGTTTGATGAACTTGATTCTGAGGTCACTGGTCTTGATGCACTTATCAAGAAAGAAGAAAGAATTGAGAGTCTGAACAAGAGTATTGTTAAGAACACACCTAAGAAAGAAGAGGAGAAGATTAAAGAGAGATTTGATTTAAGCAAGGCACTCGGTGCTGTTATGTCAGGTCGACAACTGGAAGGGGTTGAGGCAGAAATGCACCAAGAGGGAGTGAAGGAATTTTCTGAGGCAGGTGTCAATTCTTCAAGAAATGGAAACGGAATCATCCTTCCTGCAATGCTCTTGAATAAAAGAGCAACTGAGACAAAGACAACTGGTGCATCTGGTGGACATATCCCGACAGATGTTGGAGGTCTTGACCTCATTACAACCACTCCATTATATCAGCAGCTTGGATGCACAGTCTATAATGGTCTTAAAGGCAAGATGGATATTCCAAAATCAGATGGACATGATGCAGATTTTATATCTGAGACATCGAGTGCATCAGAATCAAGTCCAACACTTGGCAAAATGACACTTTCTGCTGAAAGAGTTCAGGGATGGAAGAATTATTCAAGGGAATATCTTGCAGAGTCTGTTGTCATGAGTGACATGATAAGTGACATGGTTGATTCAATTGAGAGAGCAATATCTGATCATGTGTTACAGGCTGTAAGGGATGCAAATGAGTTGACAGGCTTTGTCACTGGAACTGACACAACTGCTGCCATCACTTGGAATGGTGTGTTGGATATCATTGCAGCACTCACAACTGACACGTTCAGAAAAGAGGGATTTGTTATGTCAAGAGAACTGTTTTATCACCTTGCTGCAACTGAAAGAGCCTCTGGAACTGCTCAATTCATAGTTAAAGAGGAAAGAGGTGGAAGTCAGAAGGGTGATATTTTTGGTGTCCCTGCTTATGGTTCCTCTGCCCTTGCTGTTCAGAACACTGATGATTATGCAATTGCTTATGGTGACTTTTCACGTGCTTATATTGGAAAATGGTCTGGTATTGAGTTACTTGTCAACCCTTATACTAATTCCAAAACAGGTTTAGTTGAAATAACATTCAGTCAATTAGCTGATTATGTTGTGAACTCAGGTGCCTTTGCATCAAAGACTAATGTTGCAATATCCTAATATTAGGCTGCATATAAATTAATATAAATTGAAGAAAGGGAGGAGGTTCTGAACTCCCTCCCTTTTTTTCATTAATATAAGGAACATGACAGAACACACAGAAGTAAGTAAACTTACATATCATTTAACCATTGAAGAGGCACACAAGCAATTAAACTTGGATGATGATTTTTATGATGATGATACTCTTATATCTCAATTGATTGAGGATGCAACCCAAGAGATTGAAAATTATATTGAGTCAGACATTGCAGAAACCTCAAACGTGCTTAATATATATGAGTTTTATGGTTCTGAGATTACTATCAAGAGAAGTCCTTTCCTTTCGTTGACATCAATATCATATCTTGACTCAAATGGAGACAGTCAGAGCATAACTGTTGCAGACTGCACAATCAGAAAGTCAGAGCAAAAAATATTTATAATTCTTCCAAGTTCTGTCAGTACAGAGACATTGACAGTGACATATAAATCAGGGTATTCAGACAGGGACAAAGTTCCGTCTTCATTACTCAGGTTTGTATTAAGAAGAGTTGCAGACCTGTATGATATTGAAAGAGGTTCTCACATTATAGGAACATCAAAGAGTGATGAGAATTTCTGGAACTCATTGGCATATCACAAGAAAATATATTTCTAATGCTGGCAGCAACATTAAACAGGGTAATCACTATCCAGAAAAGAACACTGACAGTGGACACACTTGGAACACCTCAAGAGGTGTGGTCTGATATTAGATCAACAAGGAGTGGAGTTTATTACACTGGTGGTTCAAAGTCTTGGGAGTCTGATCAACAACAGGAACTTCATGTCTCTGCTGTTGTATTTATATTCAGATATATGAGTGAATTCAATTATGATTGCAGGATCAAGTATGATGGTGATATATATGACATCACCTCAATTGAAAAATTAGGCAGGAGAGATGGTTTCAGGGTTGTGACAAGGAGGAGGGAATCTGATGACTAAGCAAATTGATGGAATTGAGATTGAGGGAATGAAGGAATTCAATGAGATTCTCAAAGGTCTTCCAATGAAGTTCCACCAAGGGGCATTGAAAGCAGTTCACAGAGGAGCAGCAAATCTTGTAAAAAAAGAAATTATTGCAAGGAGTCCTGAAGGTGCAGACAAATATGTCAAGGTTGGAAATGATCCTGAGAACCCAACAGCAATTGTGGTTGGAATAAAGAAGAAGTCAGGAAGTGATAAAAGGGGCTTTATATATAGGTTTCATGAATATGGAACTTCTGAGAGAACCACAAGGCAAAGAATTGGAAAGGGTGTGAGGAGTACAGGTAAAATGTCAGAGAAACCATTTGTAAGACCTGCAATTGATGCAAGTGTTGGTGATGTATTAAAATACCTTGCAACTGACTATGGAAAGAAGATTTCAAGATATTTAAAGGGGAGAGTCAGGGCAGTAAATAAAAAGTTATTATGATATTTGAGGAGATATACAGTGCTTTGAGTGGAGAATCAACAATCACTGATTTGGTTGGTTCAAATATATTCTTTGAACATCTTCCAATGAATTTTAAGGTGTCAGATGACTGCCTTGTATATTTTGGGAATGTACAGGAGGCACAACACACAACACAGTTGGAGAACTTTGGTGACTATACAGGCAGTGAAGGACTTTTTTAAGACTTTCACCTCCTCAACAATACGTGCAATCTGGTTTGAAAGGGATATCCCAATATATAATGAAGAGGATGACCTTTATATTTTAAATTTAGATTTCACTGTTGACTTTTGCAATGGATGAAATGAACAATAAACAATAAAAGAATAAAACAATGGCAAATGAACATTTAAGTAAAACAGTCACAATAACCTATGCAGGAGAACCAATTGCAAGGTTGACAGGATGGAGTCTTGAAGTCAACAAGGAGACTGTTGACATAACAAATCTTGACTCAGATGGTTGGAAAGAATTTCTTGTTGATCTCAAGGAGTGGTCAATCAGTTTTGATGGAATTGTTGTGAGACAAAGTGCAGCAGACTCAGAGAAGGATTATGAGGAATTGCTCAATGAACTGTTAACAAATGACAGTGCAGTTGCAATCACACTTGTTGACACAGATGCATCAACAACTATTTCAGGAAGTGGATTTCTGACAGGAATTCCTCTGTCTGGAAGTGTTGGTGATAAGCAGACACATTCAGGGACACTTCAGGGAACAGGTGCATTATCAGTTGCTTAATATAAACAGTTGCAAAAATGGCAAATGAAATTTTAAGCAAGTATTTAACCCTCAAGATTTGGGATGCAACTGCAAACAGTTGGAAGGTTGTTGCAAGGACTACATCTTATAATATTGAGTTGAACAAGGAGACCATTGATGTCACATCCTTTGACTCTGATGGTTGGAAGGAATTCCTTGTTGATCTCAAGGAGTGGAGTGTGTCTGGTGATGCACTTGTCTTGAGAACTGCTGAAAGTGGAAAGATTAATTATGAGCAATTACTTCAGTCATTAATCGGATCAGATGAGAAACTTATTCTCCAGATGATCAATCCACTTGCACTGACAGACTCCTCTGATGGGACTCAATATTCTCATGAGGTTGGGACTGTATATCTCACAGGTCTTCCACTTTCTGGAAGTATTGGTGACAAACAGACTTTCTCATTTACACTGCAAGGGACAGGGAAACTTGTTTATGTTGCAGCTAAATATGATAGTCAAGCAGAAGCATTTGCAGCAGAAGCATCATTCAGTGAAGGTGATGTTATTCTTGTTGTCAATGACATTGGAACAAATAACACTGGTTATTATGAAAGAACCTCAGACGGTTCTCCTGCAAGTTTTGGAGATGCTTGGACTGAGTATTCATTTGGATCAGATGTAACAATATAAGGTGAGGGGTGAGATTCCCCTCTTTATTTAACACAAGAAAACACAAGAAAACATGGTAAAAATTTTAAAGTACAAAGATAAGGAATATCCTTACAGGGTTTCTTTTCGTGCAATTGCTGGACTTCAGAGGGAGACAAAAAAAGACCTCAATAACACTCTTGCACAACTGGACGACATTGACAGCATCACATCTCTATTATATTATTCCTTACAACAGGGTCACAAGGATGAGAAAATAAAACTTCACATCAAGAGAGATGATTGCTATGACTTACTTGAGGAGGGAAATTTTGAGACATTTGTTGAATCTGTTGCAGATTTTTTCCTCCAAATGGAGAAAGGAAAGAAAGACAAGAGTCTGAAGAAATAGTCTCTCATGAGGATGATCAGAATGAGATAGTTATTGATTGGAGCAACCTTGATCATTTATTTTGTCTTGCCGTTGCTCAATTAGGTCTGTCCCGTTCTGATTTCCTTGACCTCTCTCCCGTTGAGTTTGACAAGACTCTTGAACTCAACAGAAAAATCAATCAAATAAGAAACAATGATATTCTTGAGGTTGCAAGACTTCAGACCTTTATGATAATTAATTCACAGAGGCAGAGGAAAGATCAGATTAATAAACCTGAAGATTTGTGGTCTTATGATTGGGATAAGAAAGAAATAGAAAAAAAGAAACATTATGTGACAGAGTTCACTGATAAGGAGGCACAGGAATTTGAGGATAAGTTTCCAACTCCAATTCCACACAAGAAACAACAAAAATAAAGAGAGATGCCAAAACAACAATACTTAACAGATTTAACAATGAGGATTGGTGCAGACACTGCATCACTCAGAAAGGGTCTTGATAAGGCAAAGGGACAAGTCAAGAGGTTCTCTGGGCATATCAAGGGAGCAGGAAAACAAATCAAGTCTTCCTTGAGTTCACTGTCATCAGGACTCACCTCAACACTATCTCCACAACTTGCAATGATAAACATGGGATTTAAGACCATTGCAACAACAATCAAGGGAACTGTCATTCCATCAATTGCCTCAATGGGTGTTGCACTTGGGGTTGCAACTGGAGGGATCACAATTGCCCTTGCTGCAATTGTTGCAGGTGCAATGGCTGTAAAGACTTGGATTAATAGAACTGTTGAGGGAACTGAACAATGGAGCCTTATCACTGCAAAGATTGGTGGATATTGGGAAGGGATCATGGACAGGGTTTCACTCGTTGGAAAATACATTTGGGGTCTTGTCACTGGTAACAAGGAAATGAAAGAGGAGGCAAGTGCAGCTTGGGGAGAACTCAAGACACTTGGTGAGTATGCTGAAGAGAATGTCAAAATCCAGAAGGAGGATAATGAACTTTGGCATAAAAAAATGAAATATATTGAGGATGCAAAGCAGCTTGAATATGAGGCAGCAGAACTCAAAAAGAAGGCTTATGATGAGGATGCCTACAATGCTGAAGAAAGAAAGGGATTTATTAATGAGGCAATAAGACTCCAGAAACAAGCAAGTGATAAAAGGATTGAGATTGCTAAACAAGAATATGATTTACAGGTCAGACGGAACAAGATGGCTGACAGCAATAAGGAAGACCTTGAGAAAGAGAATGAACTTAAACAGGTTTATCTTGATGCCCTGAAGACTGCTGAAAAGAGAGAGACCACACTGATCAGTAAGAAGGTATCAATTGTCAAACAGGCAAATGCAGAAAAGGAAGCAGTTGAAAAGGCATTAATTGCAGATCGTGAAAGGCTTGCAATTCTGACAAAGAGGATGGAGTTATTGACAGGACAGGGAGAGCAGGAGCAATATTTTGGAGGGAAGAAAGCATCTGAGTCACCGTTCATTCCAACTGATGAGGAATCAAGCAAAGCACTGACAAAGCAGAAAGACAGGATTGCAGCAATGCAGGAGCAAGCAGATCAGGCAGCAGAGCAAGAAATTCAAAGACTTCAGGAAGTTGAAAACAGGAAGACTGCAATAAGAGAAACAGCATTCCAGACAGCATCAAGCATGATGCAAAGTTTGGCAGCAATGCAGTCCTCTGCAATGCAGAGAGAATTGAAAGCTGCTGAAGGAAATGAGGCAAAGCAGGAGGCAATCAGGAAGAAATATGCAAAGAAAAGGAAAGCAATGGCAATTGGAAATGCTTTGATAAATGGTGCTGTTGGTGTCACAAAGTCAATTGCTCAATGGGGAATGCCTTTTGCTGTCCCTTTCATAGCAATGACAGCAGCAGCAACAGCAATGCAGATTGCAGCAATATCATCTCAAGCCTTTGCAATGGGAGGTGTGAGTCAAGGAGGTCTTGCAATGGTTGGTGAAAGAGGAAAGGAACTTGTAAACCTTCCAAGTGGATCAAGGGTTCACTCTGCACATGACACAATGAATATGCTTGCAGGAGCAGGATCATCACAGGTCTTTATTCCTGATTTAAGGATTGAAGGTGAGGACATTTATATCTCATTTAAAGAGGCTGAAAGGAAGAGAAAAAACACAAGATAAAATCAATGGCATACGGAACAAAATATCAGGCAAAGTGGATTGACATTCATGGAACTGTCCATCAGATTGACATTCTGGAAGATTCCTATTCTGGAGGGATAACAACAATAAGTGACTTTAAAGGAACACCAGTAAATATGAGGAGGAGATCATCAAAGACAGATGGATTCCTCACCATTGTAGGGACAGAGTTGACATTCTCGTTTATATCATCACCAAGTGACATTGCAACATATGATGCAATATTTGAAAGTGAGTTCAAGGATTATAGAGTTGACTTCTATGTGAACAGCAGTCTTGAGTTCAGGGGTTTCCTTCTCCCTGAAAACTTCAGCAGGGATTATGTTGACAATGGTGCAAACTATGTAATAAAACTAACTGCAACAGATGGTCTTGCAAGATTGAAAAATATTGAGTATGCTGACAGTTCTGGTTTGGGCTATACTGACAGGGTCTCACTAATTACACACATTAAGAGAATCTTGACAGAGTTGGATTTTGTTGACAACCTTGACTTCATGATCCAGTTAAACACCTATGCAACAAACTCAAGTCTGATGACTTCAACTCAATGTGCATTGGATAAGGTGACAGCAGAGTCAAGGAGATTTGAGAAGGATGACGATGGAAGGAAATATCAGGACAACTGCTATGCTGTACTTGAAGAGATTCTCAAGCCTTTCAATTGCACACTGATGCAGTCAGGAGGAAAGTGGTGGATTGTAAATTATCAAGAGCCTAACTCAAAGGTTTATTCTGTCCCTTGGACAACACTGACATTCCCCTCATCTCCCTCAACATCTGACTTGAGGATTGACGGTTCATCCCTGAAGTTTCAGGGGAGAGGTTCAACAGAGAAGTTGAGACCATTGGAGACAGTTGGTGTGAAGTTTCAGGACAGAAACCTTGGTGACAGTCTTTTTGATGACGGTGGATTTGACACAGGAACAGCAGATTGGAATCAGGGAACAGGTCTCTCATACTTTGCAAGGGGTCTTGAGTCTGGAAATTACTATCTTGACACGAGAGCAAACAGTCCGACAACTGCAAAGAAATGGATTTATTCAGACACAGAAACCATCACAGGACTTCAGTCAGGTGATAAGTTAAAGATAAAATTTAGAGCAAGGGCAGGTGACATCACTTATACTGGTGGAGTACCTTATCAGGAGGCAGTACAAATCAGGGTGAACTTATATCAGGATGACGGTGACACACCAATTGAGGAGAACGGTGTTCTGTTTTCACCACTTGACATCAACACAAGAACACTGACTGAGGGTGAAGACTGGATGAGTGTTGAGGTTAGCTGGTCACTCCCTGTTGGAACTGAGAATTACAGAATAAGAATTGATCTTGAACCAATCTCCATCCTTTCTGAGTCAGATTATACTGACATGGCAGCAGAGTTTGACGATTTTGAACTTGTTGTTGTTTATTCTGGTGTTGATATAACATTTGACAGGTATTATGGTATTGAGAACACTGACAGTAACAATATTGACAGCAAGGAACTGAAGATCAAGTTTGGTGACTCTGTTCAGGACAGTGATGTTGGTGCTTTCAAGGTTGGAACAACAAGAACTTCAAGTTGGAACAGGTATGGAAAGACTGAAAATATATCAATTCAGCAACTGTGTGGACAGAACCTCCTTGAGTCATATGCATCATATAAGAACTCAAGCAGGGTTAAAATTGTAGATATTAATGACAGCATAAGTCCTCACAACTGCATAACAATTGACTCGATTGATTATAAAATGATTGGGTTCTCTGTGTCTTTTAATTCTGGAGGATATAAGGTTATAAGTGCAGAACTTGAGGAACTCCTGACAGGTGCAGTGACATCCACAACAACACTGACTCCCCTTGATACTGTTGACGGGAAGGACACAGGAACTGAGAACCTGACATCTGCTCTGTTGATTCTTGATGACGGGAACACGTCAACTGCCTCCACTTGGAGTTCAAGCAAGATTGACAGTGAGATCACTGCTGCAAAGCAGTGGCTTGAAACAGGTAATGATTTATATTATACTGCTGGAAATATTGGTATAAACACAACACCATCAAATAAGTTGACAGTCAAGTCAGACAAAACGAGTTCAACAACTGTCATTGCTGTGCAGAGGTCAACAGGGGTTGACGTTATCAGATTGAATCAGGATTCATCAGGCAGGGGTTACATTGATATAAGGAATGCAAGTGGAGTAGTACAGAACAGGATTTATGGAGGTTCAAGTTCATACTTTCTTGGAGATGTTGGTTTTGGAACTTCATCTCCCTCAACAGGTTTTATTGATATTGTTGGGAAGACACTAAGAACAAGGGCAGGTGGTTCAATATTGTCAAGACAAGGGACAGCAGGTGTTGCACAAACATTATTAAACTGTCAGAACTCAACAGGAGGTGCAAGGTGCTTTGTTCAACAGGATTCAACAGACACACCAACATTCACAATGAGGAATGCCTCAGGGAGTAATAGAATATTCCTGAGACCTGACTCAGACTCATATATGTCCAATAATACAAAGTTGATGATTGGACACTCAACAGAGAAGGGAAGTGTGTTCTCATTTGAGGTCACTGGAAATGTTGATTTTACAGGATATTTACAGGTTGGGAATGCAACTGGTGGCAAGATACTTTATGACTCACCAACAAGCACACTTCAATTTGGTTCAAGTGGAAATGCATATATTGACAATGACGATGACTCTGGATATGCAGCAGATTGGATTGCTACATCTGACAGGAGACTAAAGACAAATATTGAATATGACAATAACTGGTCAAACTTGGTTGAGAAGGTTGGTGAGAAGACAGTCCGATTCAATTGGATTGGTGGTTATGGTTCAGCAAGGGATCAGATTGGATTCATTGCACAAGACATATTCAGATTTATGCCTGAGGTTGTCTCTGTTGGTGGAAGGGGTCACCTCGGAATCTCATATGATAAAATGATTGCACCGTTATATTCAGCAGTCTCACAGTTGATAAAAGAAAACAGAGTATTAAGGGAAGATATAAAGAAACTTAAAGAGAAAATATAATGATAATAAAGTTAAACATACCAGACGAGTACATTCAAGACTTCATTGATTCTGAGTGTTACTGGAATATGTACAGAGACATGATTCCAAATCCTGAGTTTGATGACACACAGGACGAGAGTGAGGACAATCCAATGTTAATTCCAAACCCTAAAACAAAGGCACAATTTGCAAAGCAGTGCATTCCTTTAGTGTTAGGCAATAGGATGTTAAAGTACAAGAGGATTGTTGTAAAGGAACAGACTGACATAAGTACTCAGGCTGAGGTTGATGGTATTAACATACATATTGAAGAATAATGAGTGTTGTTTTAAGTGGTAAAATTGGAATGCTTACTGATGAGACTGATGGAATCGGAAATGACAGGAGCATTGTCAGGGAGATTTATGGTTCTTTGTTGACAAACAAGGCACTAAAGGCAGACTGCTATAATGATGCAGACCCAACACCATCACTTGCAAACTCTCCAAGTGTTGCAATTACTGATTTTTATGCACACTCACAGTCAGATTATGGAACTGTTGAGGCAAGGGACACCTCTTCTTATTCAGGCACTGCATATATAAGAGGGAGTGACAATTCTCAATTTGCTCTGACAGGTTCATTTGTCACTTGGTGGAATGCCACAGCACCAAAGCAAGACCTTGCAACTATCAGGGTATATAAAAACTCTACTCAGGGCAGTTTCTCAGAACTTGACCAAGTAAAGTTGGTATGTTCAAGGAGAACAAAGGGGAGTGGATTGTTCAGCATATATCAAACACTTGATCCATATACCTCAGGGGTTGTCTCACTTGTTGTTGAGACTTATGATTATAGATTTGATTTACAGGACTCAGGTATTTAATTAACCTTTAAAAACTATATAAAAATGATTGGTGAAATATTAGGAATTGTAATTGCTCTGTGTGTGTTTGGTTTATTCATATACAGGTATGTCCAACTGAAGAAAAATGGTTGGAGTATTAAGGATATGTGGAACTTTAAAAAGCACCCTATTAAGAAGGATGTGAAGTCTGGAGGAGGAGGGTCTTCTAAACAATTAGAACAACAAAAATAATTCTATGTTCCTTGTGTTTTTAGGGGAGATGTGGTCAGGCTACACTCCCCTTATTTTTTGGACAAAAAAAAGAGGACTTAATCCTCTTTCTCTTTCTTTTCTTTCAGAGACTCATCTCTTTCAGCCTTCATTTTTTCTCTTGCTTCCTGTGTCCTTGCCTGAAAGAATCCAATTAAATTGTGAACCATCTTATAAGGCATTTCTTCAAGCTGCCTCATTATTGAGGTTGCTTCCTGTTCACTGATTTCTATGTTCATACCTTCTTGTTTAAATAGTTTATTACTCTTCTTTTTGCTCTCTTCAGTTGCTTTTTTATTACTGGTTTCAACCATTTTAATATCTCAACAATAGCAAGTGCATTGAGAATTGAACCTGTAATAATAACCGACAATAAAATAATTCCTGTCATATTTCCTCCTTTATTATATAGACGACAATCAAGACTTATCAACAATGTGACCCTCTGCAACAATAGTAAGTCTGTCAAGCAAAGTCAGGTCATCCTGAACAATGACCTGAAGGTCTTCACCCTGTTCCAGCCTTATTGCAACACCCATCTTTCCTTGGGATGCAAATGTCAACCTCATCATGAATCCATCCTGTCCCTGTGTTGGGTTTGTGGCTTGATATACAGTAAAGTCATATGCAATTCCAGCAAGTTCACCATTGGACTTACAATTCCAGAGGTTCTTATATTTACCGTCAATCTTTCTCATAACAAGACCATTCACAAGTCTTGGAATGTCTCCAAATTTTGCAAGGTCAACTGCACTGTCAGTCTTACAACCAATCAATATCCTTGTCACATCCATTGCAATGTCAACTCCTTCAGGGGTCTCTGTTGAGTTCCTTAATCCAAATATCTGAGGGGTCACAGAACCATTGACATTCATATTTGTGTCAGCAATATCAACAAAAGTTCCAGCAGGGTAATCAAAGTCAAGGGGTGTGTCAAGTGTGATCACATTGCCAACAGCAGCACCAACCTTATAAAATGTTGAGAACCTTTCTGAGGCTGGATGAAATAATACAATATATTTTGCATCCACTGCACCTGTTGCAGAAGTCAGAGTGATTGTTCTGTCTCCTATTGAACCAGCAGCACTCAGGGTTGTCTGATTAGATATCCTTGACATTTTGGCAATTATTGCATCAGTTGTCTGATCATTTACGACAACATCACTGTGTCTTGAGACACCCTCAAGAACCTTCTCCATTGTTGAACCATAAGACACACCATCCTCACCCTGAACCTCAGAATAAAGGTGTTCTGCTGTGACTGTTGCACCTCTTATTGTATCATATATAATTCTGACCCTCCCATCATTCAGGTCTTTTAAGTCAAGCCTGACAGGATCAATGTACTTGACACCATCACCGTTGTCAATACAATAAAATCCGTTTCTGTAATATAGTTTTATGTTTGCCATAAGTCTTTTGCCATAAGTCTTTAAATAATTTAAATTTCCTGCACTCTTCTTTATCCTTCTTCTTTTTCTTATCGGTTGTCACTGTTGGTTTAGGTCTCACAGTGGTCTCCCTCCTGTGCTTTCTGTGAAGTTTCAATATGTCTTCCTTATTAATTTTCACAGGTTTAAGAGTTGTCTTATTTGCTTTGCATAAGGTTTCACCCAGTTCCTATATTTTGGTGTTTCTTCTGCCCTTGCAATCAAGTCATTAA